CCCCAAGTGCCTTGACCCCAAGTACCTCGACCCCAGCCAGTAATATTAGCCATTGGCTAACCTACGCTATTCTAATAACAGCGTTACTTGCGTCTGCGGTTGGGAAAGATATTGTAAAACTACCTGCGGTGCTGGTTTTGTCTCCACCAAAATCAAAAACTGCAACAGATGGATCACCTGTAGCTGTGTCGTTGAAGATCATGCAACCTCTTGCAGTAATTGTGCAAGTACCAAAAGTCAAATCAGCAAAGTCAGTAAAAGCAGTTGTTCCTGATGTTGTAGGATCAACTCTAGTCAAAGTTCCACCTTTAGCGGTGTAGTTTGTGCCTGACGCTTCTTGGCTTGTGGAGTAGGCTGTGGTTGCAGCACTCATAGTAGCTGAACTGGTATACAGGGCTAACTTGAAGGTATTGCCTCCAGAGTTTTTAAAGTTATGCACACCCTCAAGAAGTTCTTTCTTGAAAGAAGTACACATTGCCTGAGTTATAGCCATTATAGTCTCCTAATAATTTCAGCTAAGTCCTTATGACCTTGCTGCTCTAATTGATTGCCTATCGTACACATGTGGTTTTTAATTGCCTCGTGCATATAATAAACAATGATTTTGTAGCACAAATTTTTAAAAGCATGTGCTTGTGCTTTTATTTGCGGTGGTGCTGTATTGCTTACCGAAATAATTTTATCAGTTGCCATTTCAGCAACTTCTTCTGGAGTATGTCCTCTATTATGAGTTGTTTTTACCCCTAAATTTCCTATAGATATTTCAAATTTATCTGTTTGCATTAGTATTTATTTGGCTCTGGAGGAGTTAAATTTATATCATTTCTATCTATCATACCAACTGGTTTGTTTTTTTCTTCTATTTGTATATCTGAAAAATTACAAACTTTTATTCCAGCGCCATTTTGATAAGTAACTTTTGGATTATCTAGTCTGTGATAACCATATAATTTATTTTTAAAATCTATATCCGTATCTAATAATGATGAGCTAGGAGCAATTGAAACGTTTATCCCAGAATCCATACACTTAGCTAACCAAAACTCAACACAAGCTCTTCCAGCCTCTGCAAAGTGCATATTGCTTTTATAGGTAAAATCTACACCAAAAATAGAAATGCTTTTAACATTCGACCATAAAGCATATGCAATTGCATAAGCAATCGTATTGTTAAAATAAGAACACCCTAGTTTTTCTACAATATCTTCTAATGGATATTCTTCAACAGCAGGAACTCTTTCATCTAACTCACAAGAATAAATAGGATAATATGCTGTAGGTAAAACTAATCTCATCATTTCTGTCATAGAACCCGCATCTTCTGAATTTAAGAAACGATCCATTGGGTCTAATATAAATGCCCTATCTATATGAGGCAAAACACCTATCATTGCATTTATTGCCCAAACTTCATCAAAAGATACGCTGTGGACTTGGGATAAATGAAAATCAATTTGGCTTTTACCCATACCAACTATTGCAATATTTTTATCTTTGTTTTCCTTTTTAGGACTATCAAACATCTATTTTTCTTTGCCCATCCCTATAAGCATCTTTTCTATTATAACCATCTGATAATAAAGTTAATTTTTGTAAAGACTCTTGAAATCTTTTTTCATAATTAGCAAGAATATCAGGCTCACCTTTCATAAAAGTATATGCCTCTACTAAACTTCCATAAAGCAAAAGCTCTGGTGCGTTTGTTCCAAGCCAAGTTGTTCCGCTTGATGCTGCTGTTATTGATTCTGGAACATAATAATAATGCAACTCTACATTTAAATTAGCATTAGGAGTTGGTCCAACAATAAAAGAATTATCATCAAACTGTGCATAATGCTTTGGAACTCCAGTTGTTGAAGCAGAAGGATACGCTTCTCTAATAAAGCTTACGTCTGTATTTAAAAGATAGCTATAATCACTGTCACTATCTAAAACAGCTAAAGAAAATGGATATAAATAATCATCAGGAGCAGTTAAATACTGATTTCCAGATGTTAATGAACCAGTAACATTTTTCCTAAAATTAGGTAACTCAACTGATTTTACTATTCTATCTTCAGCTTGTTGAATCATCGTTCCTAAATCAGCAACAAATGTTGACTCAGTATTTTGTGTATAATCCTGTATAGCTGATTTTAATGTTGTATATGTCCAACTCATTCTGTACTCACTGTTAGTTTTCCTATTTCACCTTTTATATTTAACCCCATTGTACTAGAGCCAAATGCCGTAACTCCTCCGCCTATAGGATCAAAAGCTGAATAACTTGTGGATGATTTTTTTCCAGTATCAACTCTAGGATTATAAAGACTTTGTGGATCAGATGTATTTACTTGACCTAATTTTAACTGTGGTTGATCTTCATCCAAACATGTCGGACAAACTCTTAATCCATTTCTTTTACTGTCTTCTATTTGATATTTTAAAAGACTTAGTTTGTATGTAAAACCACAACGATCACACTGACCTAATGCTTTACTTGCTCTTGCATATGACATTAGTAACCACTAATTGATAAATCAGGAACAAATCTTACAGCAGCTTTTTCTCTATCTGCATCACTAGCTTCATCCCATAGCTCCATATATCTTTGTCTAATCATAGGAACTCTTTGTATTGCTTCTGGAGACTTACAAGCTAAATTATATGCCAAAGCATATGTTAAGCATGGTAAGTATCTTGTTGGAACATCTGCGTTATTACTAGCAACTGTTCCCACATCTTCAATTCTTTTTACATAATCATAAATAAGAGTATATGTTTCAGCAGAATCGGGCGTTGCCCAAAGAACTATTTTTACTGAATCATTGTCTTTATCAACATAAAACTGTGTTGGTTTAGATTGTGTTAATTTACTGGCTTGATGATTATATTCCGTTCTAGAAATACGATTTAATCTTTGGTCAAATTGATCGTTAACATTGCCTGCATTGGTTCTAATAGAAACATCCACAATATCTAATGTGCTAGATTCTGCAGTATAACTGCTTGTTCCAGCTACTAATGTTGCAGACCCTTGTTCTACAGTCCAAAGATTTAATCCTTTATTTTGCCACTCTAAAAATACTAAATTTAAAGCTCTTCTAGCTCCACGATAACTATATCCAGATCGTAACTCCAAACCACAAAGATCATAAGCTTCTTCCATAATATCGCTTATGTCTAAATTAAATGTAGTTGTTCCGCTTGTAGCCATTGTTATCTATGTCTCCTTGTTTTTTTAGCAATACTTTTAGGTTGTTTAGAATGTTGTTTTCCTTTTTTAGTATCTTCTCGTTTTTTACGAGTTGTTGCAGCATATTCTTTAGAACTTAAAGATTTTATAGCACTATCAGGCAAATATCTTTCACCTGTTTTAGATGAAGGTTTTCCGCTTTTAGTTTTCCAATCTTGAGTAGTCCAATCTTTTAAATCTCTTTGTCTTTGTTTAAGGGGTGGCATTATTTACCTACTTTTTTTAAAGCTTTTTTATGAGAAGCTGTAAAAGTAGAACCTTCTTTCATTTCTTTTTTCATCATGTCCATATGTTTTTTACTATGATGAACAGAGTGTTTTTTTAAAGTTTGTTTTTGCCTTCTATTTAATTTCATTTATAGCCCCCACCTTTTGCTTTATATTGTTTAGCAAGCATCTGTGCTTTTCTTGCAGACCATTGACCTGCTTTGCCACCTTTTGTTCCTGCTTTAATTCTATTAAATAAATTTTTACGCATTGTAGGCTTAGTATAGTTGCCTGCTTTATTTACAGTAGATTTTCTTTTTTTTCTAGTTGACATAATTTACCATTTTTCACGATTAGCCCAATAAGCTGCTGACATTTTACCTTTGGCTATATTTTTACCATGCCTAGCTTTAAAAGACTTACGCCTAGCTTTTTGTTTTTTAGACTCACCTTTCTTTGGTTTACCTGCTGTTTTAACACCCTGCTGTCCAAATCTTATAGTTTTAACTTTGCTGCCTTCTTTAGCAACAACAATATGAGATTTTTTTGGATGATTAGGTGTTCTCTTTGGCTTGTTATAACCACTAACTCCAGCCCTCTTTAAACGAGAATCTTTTTGCGCTCTAGACATAAAAAAAATAATTTATTACATTTTCTTTTTTTTCATTGCAGGCTGACTAGTCATTCCGCCACCGAACATTTTTTTAACATACTCTTTGTATGATTTGGTTTCTTTGCCCATTTCTGTTCCGCCACCGCCCATGTATAAACGACCTCCAGATCGGTATTCACTACTCATAGGTGATTTTTCTTTTTTAAAATTACCACCACCCATATACATACTTCGGTTCTTTTTTTTAAGACCCATATCTTTATTAGGCATATCGCCCTCCATAAATTAAATATCCACATACTCTGTATTTCAAGAGTATATGGATAATATTACATTAAACTACTTCTTCTTTTTAGCTGGAGCTTTCTTTTTTGCTGGTGCTTTCTTCTTAGTTGGTTTTTTACCACCAACATAAGCTTCATTAACATCAGGCGTAGAAAGATCATCAGCTACATAATGCCCTTTTGAATCCTTAGCTCTGTCTCCGTTCATTTCACCACATTTGCGTTCTGCATCTTGCAAATCAGGATCAGGACCAAAGATAGGTCGATAAATACCATCATCATCTGATCTTAGAACCATGTATTGAGCTGGGAATTCTCCAGTTTCAGAAATAACATATTTCTTAATTTTTGCCATTATTATCTCCTAATAAATCAAGAATATACTTTGTGCATTTCCAGCACAACAGAATAAGTATCTCCTGATGAATGACCTTTTGTAGTAAAAAGAATATCTCCTGTTTTACCACTACCTGCATTATTTGTAATACCACTAAAGTCTTTAAAGTCCATATGTCCATTACTGCTTTCAGCAAGTTCCATTAAAAGAACATTGGTGGTAGCATCAAAAAACAATTGAAGAGACATGCCGACAATAGCATGGCTTACCCGTAGTACTTTAACTTCAGAACACGATTTGCCTTCTGAGTTAGATGCTAAAGCAGAAACATCTACTTTAGCTACTGCGGATTCGCCAGTGCCATCGCTGACATTGGTAAACTTCATAATACAATTTTTTTCACCATCTTGGATGGTTTGTGAAGTTACTGCATCAGCCATTAGTTACCCCCTTACTCGAATGGAGTAGCTAGAGTACCATCACCATGAAGAAATGCTTCACAATGCCATACTGCTGCTGTGGTTGCGTGTAAACGAACAATTCCACCTACAGCCCAACCTTGTGCTGCTGAACCTAAATCAATAGTATCATCATCACTTGCATCAGGAATAAAAGTATTGGTATCGCCAGCAGTTGCTGGATCAAATATTTGAGCAAAACCTGAGAATAAATCACTGGCATTGTCTGTATTAATTTGTCCTGCGCCACTAAAGGTTGTTCCAACTATAAATGTATAGTTAAGACCTGCTGCTGCTGTAGGCAATGTTACAACAATTCCTGCTGCTCTGTTTAAAGTATAAACTTTTCCTGAGTCGGTTGACTCAACGCTGTGTGTAGCGCTTGTAATACTTTCGATATTTGAATAAGCAGAAACATAACCTGTTGTGGTTATATTACCGCTAGAGTCAATATCTAAATTGGTTGTTACGGCTCCTGTGCCAGATGCGATGCTGATTTGTTCAAAACCATTTTCCGATCTAACTGGTCCGTTAAAAGTTGTGTTAGCCATAATTTCCTCCTAAAGGAAAAAAACCTATCGTCTTGGCAAGTCTGCTAGGGCAGTCGATAGATAAATTAAAAATACCCCTAGATATAAA